CGGTTCCGTCGAAAATGGCGGTGCGCCGCAAGTAAAACGAAATCGAGTCACCCGCAACCGGCGTAGCCGCCATGGTGCAGTTGATCTCGATGTCCATCAGCGGATAGCCGTCAGTAGAGTTGTCGATTACCGTGATCGTGCTGTTGGATGCGGACGAGAACGCGCCGTCCGCAATGCTTGCGGTAGTTGTGATTGCCGTCTCGCTGGCCTCCACCACAGTTTGGTATGCACCTGCCGGAATCGCCATCGCTTACACCTCCCCCGCCGCGCGCTTTTCAAGCGCGTTCTGGACCTGCCCAGGAAGCAGTCCAGGCCAAGCGGGCGCCGTCTCCGAGAGCAGGCCGAGCAGCTGGTCCATTTCAGCCGTGGTGAGCACACCGCCGTTGACGAACGACTGGAGCATAGCTTGCGTTTCCTGGTGCTTGAGATCGATTCCCTCTCCATTGATCTCGGCCTTTAGGTAGGCCTTTGTGTCGGCGTCCAAGGCGGTTGCGTCGATGCCGGCGGCGACCTTTGCCAGGAGTGCCGCGGCGGTCGCCACCCCAAGCTCGCGCATGACCAGGCGGCGGTTGAGGCGAACCTCACCGGGTTTCTGCCTGGTAACGGTCTCGGTGGCCATGGTGTTGTAGGCGGTGACGTACTTGGAAGGGTCCGGCGAACCGATGATGGCCTGCGCCCGGTCTGCGATTGCCTTGTAGTCCACTGCCATTACGGGCCTCCAACTGGGACGCTCGGAACCTTGTCCAACGCCTTGCCCAACACGCGCAGCAGCTGCAGGTTGGCATCGGCCTTCTGCGCGTCGGCCGTGAGCTGGCAGCGGTCGTCGATGGTGATTGCAACGCCAGCAAGGGACCTGGTGCTGCCGACGACGATTTCGCAGCTGGCGCCGTTTTCGTCGATGTGGCTGTAGCGGTAGTCTGCCCCGCCACCGAGCGCGGCGCAGCCGGTGAGTAGCCCGGCGAATGACAGGACGAGGATGCGGATCATGGGCACCTCCTGCGTTCGATGTGGTATAGACACGGGCTCATCACGATGTCCCGCGGGGAATGCTCGGATGGCGTGCCGTTGAGCAGATGCACGCCGCCGATCAGGCAGGCACTCTCGGCCAGCTCGGAGCAGAACCAGCGGTCGTTGGCAGGCGCGTGGCGGCGGGTGAGGAAGCGGAACACGCTACGGAAGTCGTAGGCCTTGCCCACCTGCTCCAGCAGCCACTTCTCGGCCGCGTCGCTATCGATGTCCGGCCCGATGCCGAACACGTCCACCAGCGTCCCGCGGGTGTGGATGGCGGCGAAGTCGCGGCTGCGCTGCACGCCGCCCTTGTGCCAGGCCTCCACCACGGTGCCGTCGTCCAGTTCTACGCCGATGTGGCTGTAGAGACTGCGGGTCTGCCAGCGGATGGCGCGGCTGATTGGGCTGATGCCCTGGTAGGCGAGGATCTTCATCGCTTGCCACCCTCCCCCAGCACCATGGCCAGGAATGCGAACAGGCCGGCGATGGCGTTGGCCCAATCCTGGAACTGGTCCGCGCTCATGCCTGCGATGACGGCCAGCCCGGCCAGGCCCGCGTAGGTGGACGGCTCGGAAAGGCGTCGCACCAGGGCGCGCATCAGATCACTCCGCCGTTGTACCGCTGCCAGCACTCGCGCACGAATGCGGCCACCTCGCGCGGTGCGCCCTTGCTTCCGTCGCCCTTCTGGCGCCAGAGCTTGTCCGGCTTGCTATTGATGGTGATGACCAGTGCGCCGCCGGGCTCCGGAGCCGTCTCGGTGCCGCCAATCGCGCGTTGCACCTCCATCTTTGCGCACTGGTAGGCGGCCTCCAGCCATAGATCGCTGGGGATCTCCGGAGCTCCAATGGCGGGGAGCATATCCGGATACATGGCGTCCGCGTCGATCTCGATGCGTCCCTTTCCGGTGCAGTTGGCCCAGTCAGGCAGGATGAGCTTTTTCATGTCGTCTCCTCAGCTGGCCCGCGCGATGCCGGATGCGTTGATCTGTGCGGTGATGTCGGACCCATCCGTGGTCACCGCAAAGTCGTGGTGCGTCATGGGGATGAGCGTGGTGTCGTCCGCGCCTTCCTGGTAGGACACCACGAGCTTGACCAGGGTGTTGTTGGTGGCACCTCCGGCAGAGGCCCAGGTCTGGTCCGGGATGTCTACATCCACCCAGTCGTTGACGTTGTCCACGGTCACGGTGCCAGTGATCCCGGTCACGCGCGCGTAGTTGGTGAAGTCGGCCTCGGTGTTTCCGGCCGCGGCCAGCAAGTTGGCTACGGTGTCGTAGTCCACCAGCGTGGCGTCGGCTTCGGCCGCCTTGAGCAGCAGCACCTGGATGTTGGTGTTGGCGTCGCGGACCTTCTCCGCAAACGCCCCCTTTGAGATGTTGAAAACGCCGTCAGCCATGGTTCAGTGGCTCCTTGGGTTTGAATTGAATGTGCCAGTGGGTGGATTCCTCGATCACGTCGAACTCGTCGCCCAATGCAGCGGACATGGCCTGCCCGAGCTGCGCATGGGCCTGCGAGGGTACGTCCCGCTTGCTGATGTCGATGGCGTGACCGCGGTAGTGGGACGATCCGCGCATGTGCTCTCCATCCACCCCGGACGAGAGCCGCGCGGTCACGCCGTGGCGTTCAAAGATGGCCATGATGATGGTCCAGGCAATGGCCATCTCCGCGCCCAGGCCGCGCACGCTGGCGCCGTTGGGGCCGGACTTGATGTGGTGGTCGATCACCGCCCGCCCCCTGGGAACTGCCGCTCCAGCACCCGCTCCAGCATTGCGATGGTGCGGGCAGAGAAGTGCCCGCTGATGCCGATGAGCGGCGCGCTCAGGATCATGGGCATGCCCATGGACTCACAGACCCAGAACACCAGCAGCCCCACGAACCCGGAGGTGACGATCTCGCCCACCAGCTCCGCGATGTTGAACCGGCGCGTGGAACCGTTGCGCACCTTGCTGATGTAGTTCACGATGCCTCCCCAGGCCGCCAGGGCCGTCACCCACAGGTACACGAGGAGGGAGTAACCGAACGGGTCTTTTTCCGGGGTCACGGCTCGTTCGCTCATGGTGGCAGCCGCCCGATTGCCCGGGCGGCACCTCTTGTCAGGACCTGTCTCCGCCTTCTCCGGCGTCGGCCTTGGGATCACCGCCTTCTCCGGCGTCGGCCTTGGGATCACCGCCTTCTCCGGCGTCGGCCTTGGGATCACCGCCTTCTCCGGCGTCGGCCTTGGGATCACCGCCTTCATCCACAACCTTCACCTCAGGCTTGGCCTTCGGCGCGGGCTTCTCCGCCAGGCCGGCTGCGATCAGCCGCTCAGCCTCTTCGGCGGGAACGTCGGTGGTGTTACCATGACCGCGGGTGATCAGGCGCTTGCCCTCCTTCACCAGGTAGCTGCATTTCAGGATCACTTTCATGGTTCACCTCCTCAGAGCACGGATGCGGAAAGGCTGGCGTTGACCCGGGTGGGCACCACCAGTGGGGCGGACTGGGTCATGATCCAGCGCTGCGAGGGATCCTCGGTCACCCAGCTCTTGGGGAAGTAGGGCATGGCCATCAGGCCTGCAGCGTGGTCCCGGATGGCGCCGAACGCGCGAACCCCCTCCAGTTGCGGACCGGACATGAGCACGGTGCCGGAAGGCAGAATGGGCTGCTCGGTGCCGGTGTCGTCGATGTACCAGCCGGAGTAGACGAAGATGTTGAACCCGTCCACGGTGCCCATGTAGACGCCGCCCTCGGTCATCTGGGCATCGAGACGCATGGCGTTCTCCATCACCCGGCGGGTGTCCAGGCGGGCCTGCACCTCGGAATCTGCCCGGAAGATCTTCCAGGCGTCCACGTCCATCACCACGTCCATTGGCTGGGCGCCCTCGGTCTTGAGCACGATCTGTGACCAGTCCTGCAGGTCGTCCAGCGGCTTGACGCCGGCTTCGCCCCACTTGGAGCCGGCGCCGAGGGCGATGGTGTGGGCCGAATCCCGACCAAAGTTGACCACCTTGGTGGGATAGTTGTCTCCGGAGACAGTGACCCGGCCAAGGCGCAGGGCCTCTGCGGCCATCACCTCGAGGCGGCGGTTGATCATGTCGATGTGGTCGTCCAACGTCTGCGCGATTGCCATGCGCACCCGGTCCTGCGGACTGAGCACGCCGCCGATCTGCTCGCCAATGGCGCGGCGCAGCGGACGGGTGGTGTCCAGCGCGGTCTTCTGCTTGATGTAGGCCGGGCTGAAGGTGTTGGTCTTGAACCCCTGGTCCTCAACCACCTGGCCGGCCACCAGCGGGGAGACGAAGGGCGCGATGCGGCGCGTGCGGTTCTTGACGTCGAAGTGGATCTCCTCGCTCTCCTCGGTCTGGACGACGGGGAAGAACCGGTCCAGCAGGAACGAAGGCGCAACCTTCAGCGAGTTGACGGTGCGGATGAGTACGTCGGTGGAAAATACGTCTGCCATTGTTCTGCTCCTTTACGCCGCCACGGCGTCGATGAGGATGATGCCCTTGTCGCGCAGGCCCTCCTTGATGCTGGCAACAGTGTGGCCGGCACCCAGGGTCAGCGCATTGGAGTTGAAGTCGCCGCGCGAATAGGCAAGCGCCTCCTTGGCGCCGCCGGAGGCGTCGCAGTCTTCTGCGAGGATGAGGTCCGGCACCTCGGAACCATCAGTCGCGGCAGAAGCGGACAGTACATACTCACCACTCGCTGAGATCTTGCCGAGCACGGCGCCACGGGTGAGGTTCTGGCCGGATGCGATGGTGATCTTCTCGCCGACCAGCAGGTTTTCGTTGCCCGCCGTCAGCGCGTCCGGTACGTAGGTTTGCGTGCTGAAATCAGCCATTTCTTCTCTCCTGGGTTACCCCTGGTACAGTTTCACGATACGGGCAGCCTCGGCGGCGGCGTCGTCTGCGTCATGGTCGGCGTCTGCACCCACTTGCGGGTTGCCGATGGCGGCCATCGCCTCGGCAAAACCGCCGCTGCGCTCCTGCGTGGCAGCTGGCGCCTTCTCCAGCATGGCGATGGCGTCGTCCGCGGCCATGTCGGTCTCGAAGGCAAGGTGGGCGGCCAGCTCGTCCCGCCCGGTGGCGGCATCCGACCGGAGGATGGACTGGATGCGCGAGCGTTCCTCGGCGCGCGCCTGCGCGGCAGCGCCGGACAGGTCCTCCTCGGTGTAGATGGCGCCCGGCGTTGCGGGCGTGGTCTGGTCCTCTGCGGCCACGGGTTCGGTGGCCGCCGCCGTCTGCTCTTGTGCGTTCTCTTCAGACATGAGCCTGTCTCCTGTTGACTGGGCGGCGGCTGCCACCCGGTTGATACCTGGCTGCCCTGCGGACAGCCGCTGAATGAGTTGGTCCGGCGTCTCGATCCGATCGGCCAGGCCCGCATCGATGGCGTCCTGGCCGGAGTACATGGCGGCCTCGGTGCCGCGCACGGACTCCTTGCTGATGCCGCGGTTCTCGGCAACCGTGGAGACGAACAATTCGTAAAGGGCGTCGATCTCCTGCTGGAACCGGGCGCGGACGTCGTTCGGAAGCGGCTCGTACGGGTTGCCGTCCACCTTCCGCGCGCCGGCGAAGATGTGGGTGACAGTGATCCCGTCGGAGTCCAGCGCGCGGGAAAAATCCACGTGGCGCATCACCACGCCGATGGAGCCGGCCAGGCCCGTGCGGGTGATGGAGATCTCCCGCGCCGCGCTGGCAATGGCGTAACCGGCAGAGGCGGCCATATCGCTCACAGCCGCATACACGGGCTTCTTGGCGTTGGCCTCGCGAATGGAGGAGACCAGGTCGAACAGGCCGGACACCTCGCCGCCAGGAGTGTCCAGGTTGAGCACGATGGAGGAGACCTCCAGGTCGGCCACCGCCGCCGCCAGGCGGCGCGCAATGCTCTCATAGCCGAGCACCCAGCTGGAGTCCGCCTGCATGCTGGTGCGATGCGCGAGCACGCCGAAGATGTCGATCACGCCGACACCGCCGACCACGCGATAACCAGGCGTCCGTCGCTCTCCGGTTGCGGTGGTATAGGCTTCCTTGGATGGCGCCTCGACGCCACGCAGATCGGCGCCGAACCGGCCGGACAGTCCGACGATGATGGCGTCCAGCTTGGCCGGCACAATCAGCAGCGGTGTGTTGAACAGCCGGGATGCGATGTGTGGATAGTTGATTCCGCTCATGCGGCCTTGTCTCCCTCCAGGTCGATCACCTGGATCGGTTGCGGATCCGGAATGCCGAGCTCACTGAGCTTCTGCCGCTCGCGGGCGCGCTGTTCCAGCACCTCTTCCCAGTCGAGTCCCTGTTCCGCGCACTCCTGCTCCAGGGTGGAGACACCAATCTCAAGGCGCTTCTGGCTGGCGGCCGCCTCTTTCACCGGGTCCACCCACCCGCGGCCCGCGTGGATCCAGCGGCAGCGGCTGTAGGCGTAGCGATTCTCCTGGAATGCGGGCGCCTCGATGAAGCCGAGCTCAGCCGCCTCTTCCAGCCATAGCTCGTAGATGGGGTCGAGCCAGTACTCCTTGATCCAGCGGCGACGCCCCATGAAGTAGCGCCAGGCCTCCAGCAGCGCGGCCCTGGCGCTGGAGTAGTTGGTCTGGCTAAAGTCCTTGGCCAGCAGTTCGTAGGGGATGTTCAGGCCGACGGCGATGTGTCGCAGCACGGCCAGCATGAAAGATTCGAATGCGCCGTTCGGACGGTTTGGCTGGAATCCGGAGAGTTTGGCGCCGATGGGCAGCGGGATCACAGCGCCGCCCTTGAGGGTGGGCTGGTACTCACGGAGCTTGCTATTCCAGTATTTGTTGGCATCACCCTCGGACTGGAACAGCGACGCCACCTCTTCCTGCGGCAGGTCGGACTCGATGAAGGCGGCGATCAGACTGTTCGCCACGGCTGCCTGCAGCTCGGTGGTCTCGTAATGTCCGACCATCCTGAACTCGCGCATCACGGAGGTCAGGATCGGCTTGCCGCGGGACTGACCTGTGCGCTCCTTGTCGTGCAGGTGGATAACACGACGACGCCCCCACGACGTGAACGCCGGAATGCGCTCATAGCTGTCGTCCCAAACGGCTCCAAACCGGAACATGTCGCCTGGATGTTGCTTTCGGATCCAGTAAGCGACCGGCGCGCCGTATTCGTCCACCTCGATCCCGCCTCGCAGATTCGGCTGGGTCTCCAGCCACGGCGGGGTCTTCAGCCGGTCTGCCTCCACCAGCATCAGCCTAGTGGACCAGCGGGAGTCTGCGCGCGGGAGCCACATCGGGATCGCCAGGGCCTCGCCGTTGAACAGGGCGGAACCGAGCGCCTGCACGGTCAGCCCGAGCAGAGTCATACTGCGCCCTGCGTCGCACTCGGTGGTGTCGGCCCAGGAACGGAAATGCGCCTCGGTGTTCTTGGCCCACTCCGCCGCATACTCCCTGTCCCAGCCGAGCAGGCGCGCGTCCGGCTTGGCCGACAGGCGCAGGACTGAACCGATAATGTTGTCCTTGAGGGTCTGGATTGCGCCGGTCGCAAGGCCGTTGTTCCGCACCAGGTCACGGGAGCGGGAGACGATGGTTTCGAGTTCGCCCAGAAGGTCCGCGTCCGCGGAACCAGCCACCGGCTGCCAGGAGGCCATGTCGCGCGGCTCCGACGACGCGGCGCTGTGCGCGGCCGCCATGGCGCGACCGCCCCAGAGCTCGCTGGCGCGCGGCTTGATCCTTGGTTTTGCGGCCATCATCCCCATAGCGACAACGGGGCCCGCTTGCGGAGGCCGGCAGATTGCGAAGACTCGTCCACCATGCGCTGCTCCCACTCATTGCGCACGCGGACGATCTCTTCCAGGTTGTCGCGGGACACACGCCGCCCGTTCACGGACACGTCACGCCCGACGGCCACGGCGTTTTCCACGCGGAGGTAGAACTTCACCCAGTCTGAAGCGGAACGCGCACCGGGCTCAGGAAGATCTGAGGTGTCGATCTGGAAGGACATGCACCGAACCTAGCCGATGCATGTGTCAAATGAATAGGCAAAAAGGTTTACACTTCGATCTCGCGGCGCAACTGGTACACGCGCTGGCGGCTCACCTTATAGCGACGCACGATGGACTGCACGCTCTGCCCGGCGGACAGCGCCTTGATGATCTGCTCGGATTTCGTCTTTCTGCAGCCAGGAACCGGCAGGTAGTGCCGCCGCCCTCCGCACCGGTTGCGCATTCCCGCTTCCACCATCATGGCGAAATCTCCCGCCTTGTCCCTGCCCAGGCCGAACCGGAGCGCGGCGTTGTAGATCTCGTCGTGGACCACATCCAGCAGGTCTTCGTCTGCGTTCATAGGTAGGGGTCTCCAGTGGTGAATGGCCTCACGGGTTCTTCTGCGCTGTCCGGATGCGCCGTGCCGGCCATCCGCTCGGAAGCCTCCTGCCGCTGCCTGCGCAACCGCTCGAAGTCCGGCTCCGCCAGCCGCATGGCGGCGAATGCGTAGAC